AATGTTTGGACTAACGCCCCACATCCTCATCAGAAGTTCTCACCAAAGTTTTCTTTGATTTTCTTCGGATCCCCTTTGTAGAAAACGAGGATGTTCTGATGGGTCTTGCCGAGCTTGCGTCCACTGTTGAACTGCTTGGTGATGCGGAAGCGGAGGCTGCCGATTGCCGTGACAAGGATTGCCTCGTTGTGGAAGTGCAACCCTGCGTCCAGGAAGGCCGAGATCGTATCGGCGACGAAGTTCCGATAGAAACCATTTTTATCACGGAAGTCGCCGACCACGAAGCAGGCAAAGCGATCGTTTTTTAGGAGGGAGCAGGATCTGGTGATGATCCGCCGATAGTCTTCCATGAACGCCTCGTGCGACATGGTGCTCAGGTCTTCCGGATTGTCGCTGTATACCTCGAGGTCGCCATAGGGTGGGCAGCTAAACACGAAATCGTATTCGCCAGGGGCCAGCCGAGTGATTCGCGTGCTGTTCCCGACCACCCACTTCGGCGTCGGTTTGTCTGCAGCATAGTCACGACTTCCAATCTTCTGCCATTGTGCAACATTGGCTTCGATTTGTTCTGGACGCAGGTCGACCCCTGTATAATTTCTTTCCAGAAAGGCCGCGACAATGCCACGCACGCTTCCACCGGAGAAGGGGTCTAGTATGGACCCGTTCTGCGGGCACCACCAACGATACGCCAATTCGCACAGAACCGGATCGAAGATGCTGGTTCCGCAGATGACGTTCCGATTGCTGCCGTCGTAGTTCGGCATCTCGCCGAAGGTCAGGCCTGCTTTCACAGCCGTTGGGTTTTTGCCCTGCTTCACGATTTCGTTGAGGCGATCTTGGCTCTTGAACAGGACGCCGTTCTGGCTGTCTTTGTCGTACATTGCTTCATAATTGGATTCGGACATGCCTAGAAGATGACCACCCCGACCGACCTCGCTTTCGATGCCGAGGGAGAGCCATGCCCGCTTCCTGGCCACCCAATCGCCGTCCATTGTGCGCAGAACAGAAAACGGTGGGATGATGAACCTGTCTTTGATGCTGACCGGGGCACGGCTTTCGACGCCGAGGTCAAACCCTTGGACACTTTCGGGATTGAATGTCATGTTTTATTACTCCATTGAAGACTGCTGTATGTCAGCAAGCACCCATTCGTTGTGCTTGTTTCAGACCGAGTTGGATTGCGTGGACGGGGTGCTCGAGCTTTGCTGCGATTTCTTCAGGGGAGAGGCCTTGCTTGGTGAGGAGTGCGATGTGCTCGTACATGAAGATCGGCTTTGTCATTGGTTCCTCCTGTTCGATGTCTAAATTGCATAAACAATATAAAACATTACAAAATAAAAGTAAAGCAGAAAATAAAAGGGGCCAAATTTTCTAGCCCCTTTTGCGATCAGATTATTCCCGGATTATTTCACCAGGGTGAACTTCTTGCCGTCCTGCTTCAGCACGCCGAAGTTGACCAGGGCGAGAACCATGTAGCGGTTGACGTTGGTCGCCGTCGGGTTGCTCTTGAGGCCCTTGGCCACCGCGATGTCGTCGCTGTATTTCAACAGGTCGTCCATCGTGAACCCTTTGGGACCGATTTCCTTGATGGCTTCGGTCACCGCGTCGTCGCGGGTATAGCGGGGTTCGTCCACTTTCGGAGCCTTGGCGGGCTTTTCAGCCTTGGGAGCCTTCGGTGCTTTGGCCGGTTTCTCGGCCTTGGGGGCCTTCGGAGCCTTGGCGGGCTTTTCGGCCACGGCGGGTTCCGCAGGTACTTCGGGCTCTTCCAGGAAGCCGTTTTCGATCAGGAAGGCGAAGCTGTCTTCCCGGAGTGGGTCGGTGCCGTGCTCCGGGTGCTTGTAGTAGATCTCGCCAGCGTTGGCCCCGAGTTCGGCAAGCAGGGCTTCGTCGGTGACGCCGGATTCGGCGTTGAACGTCCACGGGCCGTCCGCAGGTCCTTCCATGCCGGGAAGAGCTGGGTTGAGGCGAACGACGTTCTGCACGTCTTCGGCAACGACGATGATGCGGGGTTTGGCTGCTTCTTTTGCTTTTGCCATGGTGTGTTCCTCCTGTGGGGTAGATGCCCTGAATATAGTTATACATCACATTCATTTAAAATACAAGCGAATTTTGACTTTTTTTATTTTTTATAAAATCCCCTTGATTTTCGCTGATTTACTGAACGAAGGGGGGGGGTCTATTCCTCTTCCTCCTGTTTAGGTGTTCTATCAAAGAAACTTGCTAAATGAGGTCGTCCCATCTCCAGACATTGGAGGACGGTGACCTCGCCTGCTGCACTAGCGTCCTCTCGAACGAGGAGCTCGCCGATGCGCATGATTCCTTTCTTCTTCTCCTCGTCGGTCTGGTTCAAGGAGTACATCGCGGTGACGTGTGCATATTTCCGCTTGTCCTCCGAGAAGTTCTTCAGTCCGAGGCTCTTCTTGCCATAGCTGTCAGCATCCGCTTGTGTCGCTGTGATGCAGCAAGCATTCCAGACCTGGCTGAGCTTCCGCTTCGCCTTCCAATGGCTGTTCTGCTGATGGCGAAACTCCATGCGATTGTCTTCTGGAGCGAAGATGTCAGCATAGTCGTCGATGATCACATCCGGTACAAAGTCCTCTTCCTCAGCCCAGCGGGTCAGCACCCGGTTCATCTCAGATACAGTCAGAACCGAGTTGGGGTAGGTGACGAGCTTGAACCCACGAGCCCTGTTCCGCTGCTTGACCCTTGACGCCTCCCTGTAGGCATCTCGCCAGGTGATCGGCTCTACCCTGGCACGACGTTCCCACCATACAGCAGCAATGAATTTTGTTCGATCCTCGCGGTAGCAGTTGCGGCAGGGTTTATATCCTGCTCTATCGGCATCTTCGAACGACAACTCTTTTCCGCTGGCTTTGACTCCGATGCAACTTGCCCGCTGTGAATTGGCACAGATGTCCATCTGATTGTTGTAGCAGTCAAGAACAGGCACAAGCATTTCGCCGCAGTACCGAGCATCGTCACTTCGCTGGCAGACGTAGATGCCTTGGCGACGAACATACTGCTCCTCGCTCATGTCCCCTGCTTGGAATACCGCTACGTTGCACCGCTGCCTCCATGCTTGCATTGCCAGTTCCATTAGCCACCACGATTTGCCCCTCTTTTCTGGGCCAAGTAGACCAATGAGAGATTGGCGGGAGAACTGAGAGTTCATCATCTGACCCAACGCACCCGGCAAGCTGAACAGTGGTTCCTGCCGCGACTCGAATGCTCGTTGGAATACTTCGGAGTCGCTGAACGGATCCACCCCTGCAGTCTGCGGGCGTTCTACTCGTTCGTAGTCGGTGAGAATCTGCTCTGCGTCCTCAGCTTGCCCTTGCGACAGATATGCCTGCATGTCTTCGGCGAGGTTCTTGAGCGATTTCTCCTTGAAGTATCGCTCCGCCGACCGCAGGTGATATTCCACGTTGTAGTGGTCGGCGTGTTCGTGCTCGTCTGACAAGCTCGACAGGAATTCTTCGATCAAATCTGCCTGGGTGTCGTCCCGGGTGGTGCGATACCAGTTTGTGAACAAGTCCTGAACCTGCCTGCTTGGCGCTTGCTGGTGTTGATCGAAGTAATCCAAGCACCAAGCGGCTACCGTGCGGGCGAACGCCGTCTCAACCAAATCCGGCTTGTAGATGGTTCTGACGTCGCGCAGGAACTTGTCGCTGACGATCATCCCGGTGACGATTCTGCGCTCTACTGTGGTGTCGATCGTGCGACGTTTCAACGGATCACCCTCCTATCTTCGCCAGACATTTTTAGAACAGTGCACATCTCCGCGATCCTGGAAGCCACCCGTTCGTCAATTTTGCGAGCGATTTCGTCAAGGTCTAAGTTTGAAGTGATAACTGTAGGCAGCATCCAATTGTATCTGTGATTGATGATTCGACCAATTACATTCACCGCCCAATCTGTGTCCAACTCCACCCCGAGATCATCTAAATACAGCGTACCAATCTCCAGGTAACGTCGAACAGGGTTTTGCTTTGCTTCGTCATGGAAGGCGTCTTTCGCTTCCTCAAGCAAGTCCTGCATGGTGACGAATACGGAATTCGCATTCCCGCTCCAGAACCCTGCAATCGCCAAAGATGCAATGTGGTGCGTTTTCCCACAACCAACAGGACCAAACAGATACAACCCTTTGTTGGGCTCTAAAGGGCGAACCTTATTCCAGTCGCCTTTCTGGTGCCGCAAAGGGATGCCCGATTGTGCAATCCACGCAGGCCATTTTTCAGACAGACGTTTAATTCGGTTGTTCTCCTTCTTGGCGTCCTGACAAGGAACGCAAGCGAAAGCATCCCCAAACTCGTCAAAAGTAGCTGGGTTGGCTCCACACAAGTGGCAAGCAGGGGTAGTCATTTATATCTCCTCTTTGGTGAATGCTTCGGCAACTCGGCCGAACTTCTGCGGGTCTGTTGGGACGATGGCACCTCGTCTGGTGGGTTGTTCATTGCTGCGTTTGACAGCAGCTTCCAGTTGGAGGAATTTGGTGCGGAGGCTGGAGCCACACAGGATGACAGGGACAAATGGCTGACCTATTTGTGAAGCATACCATGTCAAAGCCTGCTTAATACGGAATGGATTGATTTTATGTTCCTGACACAGTCTTCGAATTTCAATGGACCATGCTTTGATTTTACTGGGAGTGATTTCGATGTTTTTATATGATTGGATAATATCTGCTAGTTGCTGGGTGACTGGAAGATAGTGTTTGTTTTTATCATCAGGCGAAGCCTGGGGATGGTCTGCTTTTGATTTTGTCTGTTTGGTGTCGGTAGTGTTTATATCACTTAAAGCATTTCCTCTTTTCCCACTTAAAGCATTTGCATCGGATTTTACCGGGACCGGTATTTTACCGTCCCCGGTATTTTCCGGGGGGCGGTCATTTCCCTGTATCGGTTGAATGAATCCGTGGATATAGTTGACTTTGATAAACATTTTTCCAAATGTACCATCGTCACGTTTTTCCTGTATTTCTTCGATCAACCCCAACCTGACAAGGGCTTGCTTCTTTTGAGCAACCTTTTCAGTCCCCCATCCCAAACCTGTCGCCACAAACGAAATGGTGGCCCAGGGTTGATTGGTTTTTTGATAACGAGCTGTTCGGTAGTAGAAGAGATATAACGCGATTAAGTTGGCATAGTCGCCCGTGGTTAGCAGACGATCAATTAGGTAGGGGGTGACGCTGATTGGTTCAGACTGGTCTGATATAGTTACGATTTCCAGGGAGTTTATGGGGGCTGTTCTTGGCATAATTACACCTCCCCTTTGATTTCATCAACAAGGTAATCTTTTATCACATAACCAGTGTTTTTCTCAAGAACTAAATTCAAAACTTGATAATAGACCATTCCAACATATGCACAGGAATTCAATGTTAATTTAGGAATCCATGGATTGTGTTTTAGTATGTTGTTCAATAATTGTTGATTCCGTTTTCCGACACACGCTTCTTTGGTTATGGCTTTGGCGACCGAAACAGGAACCCATTTTGAATTTTTTGGAAGGTTTCCGTTATATTTTGGAACAAAATGAGAGATTAATTCGGCTTCTACTTTATTCAATTGATCTTCTTGGCAATCAATTATTTTGAATGATGTAAATATTTTCTTTTGCTCTTTGACGTGCTGAATTATTCTATCGAGTCCACGAAGGGCTTGGCCGACATACACCACCTCTTCCCCATCGTAGAGAATATATATTCCTGGATTGAGCCAACGATTTAACCATGCTTGGTCGTGCGTTTTGGTTTCTTGGATGGTAATGAGAGCTTCTTGAAGTATCATTGGGGACCTCCACTAAGGTTATTTGATTGAGGTGAGGGGCTAGTCAGTAGTGGCTGACCAGCCCCTTTTCCCGATTCGGGCGCGACTCCGAATACCTCTTAAGGGTATAAAGCCAAAGTATAAAATATCCGCTTTAAAAAATAAATAAAATAATTATTAGAAGCCCTTTACATTTTTAAATCTTATATTATATTTACTTTCAACAGAGCAACAAACATTCAATTACAGGAGGAACACCATGCCAAGAACTGTATTCCCATCCATCGAAGCTCGCGTCGACCACCTCGAAAAACGATTCAACGCTCTCCAGGTCGACGTCAAGATCATGCGCAGCCTGTTCGAGGAGAAGCGGGTCATCGTCACCGAGCGCCGTCATGTACCTGAGCGCAGGGTTCACCACTAATAGATTTCCAGAAGCATATTAGAAATGTAACCCGTGATATCATCATTTTCAACAATTTTCTCTTTGCCTGTTTCGGAGTCTGTTATTTTCGTTTCAGTTTCGGAATAATATTCAAAGATATATTCACCAATTTTTATCATTGTTTTACTCCTTTTGATATAGGGGCGGGATCAATTCCAGCCCGCCCCTCTCCCCAACAGCTCACGCATGATGTAGTCCGCGTCGTCCTGCTTCAAATTCCCAGGGTCGTCAGCCTCGTCCAGTTCAATCAGCTCAACCTTAATCCCAATGATTGCCAGCTCATAAGCACATTGTTCCGCCTTCTGCATCGCAATCGGTTCCGGGTCGAACAGCATGAACGCCTGCTTGAACCTCCTACGAAATAGAAGCTGTTGAATCCGCGTGAAACCCGTCCCAAATGTACCGACCGCCCCTGGGCCTAGCCGCCACACGTCTGCGGCACCTTCAACCACGACAGCGGCGTCTCCTGGCACAAGGTCGATAGCATAGAGGCTGTGCTTGTGGTCCAGGGCTTCATTCACTTTTGCACAAGCTCTGTACTTATCGTGATCTTCACACTTTCCCGTTATATCTCGGCCTTGGAAGCTGATCATCTTTCGGTCGAGGTAGATGGGGAGGATAATCCGGTGCAAGTAGTCGCCGACAGGACCTGTGCCTTTGAGGTTGAACGTCCGTTCCAGGAGTTCTGGAACGAACTTACGATTAACCAGATATTGCCGATGTCGATCAGTCATCGTAGCTGTTCCATCTGGCCACTTGCATTCGCGGCGCAGTTGCGGTTTTATGTCTTCCCCCACCCCTGGCCGGAGTATCGGTCGCCTGTTATATTGCTGGAGGATTTGATGGGCTTGGTTTGCGGAGCAGTGTAGTATCGCTTGGATGACTGCGAGCTGTCCGTGGCGACCGCACTTCCAGCAGTTGTATGCACCCGACTCTTGATGGTAGCCGAGGGCATAAATTCCGCGACAGAAGGGACAGTGGCTCTGGATCCACCCAGGTCTTGCTCGCTTGTGGCCAGAGGAGATGTTGTCTATTCCGTGTGCGGAGTAGAATTTGAGGGCGTCGAAGTTCATCTGTTCGGCTTCACTTCACAAGCGATGTACTCAGGCCCACACCTCTTGTCATATAGCCCTGTCTTACCATCGCCCACGGACCCACAGTCGTACACGATTTCACGGTCACCGGGTCGCGAGTTCTTGTTGCGATCAGAACAGCAGAACGGACACGAACTATTCAGCCTCTTCATCTTTCCACTCCCGGCGAGGGGTCTCTCTTCCGTTGTTCTTCGCAACGACAGCAGCGTGGTATCCTTTGAGGGCTGTGCATACTTTGCGATCAGGGCAGTTGGCGCAATAGCTGGCACAGACCCATTCGACTCGACCTGATTCGCCTTGGACGATCTTCCCGTCACAGTAGTCAGGTGGATTGGGAACGAATCCACCACTCGGTGTTTCTCCGGGTTGATGGAAGGGATCGTGTGCTGACCACCAAGGTGCATCCGGTTTGGGCGGAGGTGGGGCCATTCGACCCGTCCTCTGTGCTGGTGGGGGTGCTTGGCGACCTGATGGCCGGGTGGTTTCTTGTTGTATGGGTGCTGCTGCTCCCCGCGCCATTACTTCACCTCTTTGATTTGACCCACTTCAAAATGAACTCGTGAGCGCTGGGTGCTGTTGTGGTGTATTTCCATAGCGAGCAATTCACGATGGATTGAATCGTCAGTAAGACCATCACCTGAATCAAGAAAAGTTATTTTGACAATCAAAGTTGCTTTTTTCATACAATCTCCTTGTGTCGTTTGATGAGTTCAGTGAGCACCATGTCCGGGCTCACAAGTTTGCCGTCTTTGATTTTAGTCATCCGCCGATCCTTCAAACCGATGATGTCGGCAATCTCTTCCTCTACCGAATCTTTGAGTATCAAGTACCAGCAGGTTGCTCCATGCAGATCCCCTGCTCGCCCATAAGCCCGATCCTCTCCTTGTTCGTGATCCGACACCGACCACCACAACTCCATGAAGATGACGTGGTTGGCGGCGGTGAGCGTCCCGCCCTCCTTCGCTGCCTTGGTGCCAATGAACATGCGAATGGTCTTGTCTACCTGATATTCGTCGCAAGCAGCGTCATCCCGTCCGTGGTACTCCTTCTTGACACCACAACGAGCACACCGCTGGAATTGGTATACAGCATCCTTCCGGGCTTCTGTATTCGTGACCCGCCCGTCTACTTTGACAGCGATGTCGCCGAACTCGGCCATCAACGTATCGACCGTCTCCTTGTGGTCGGCGTAGACCACCAACTTGTCCTCGGTCTCCAGCATGTTCCGAAGCCAAGCAATAGCAGCGGGCATCTTCGCCCTGACGGCAGCTTGCTTCAGCGGCTCGAATTCGTAGAAGGTTGCCTTCTTCTTGCTGCGGAGAACCTCGTCCTCTTGTCTGTAGTCGTCGCCAATCACCCCATCGAGGATCACCGGGATGCGGATCTTGGCTGGAAGCTGTTTGAAGACGTCCTGCTTCTTCCTGCGGATCATCACAGTCTTCGTCAGCAGGTCGTGGAGCTCGAATTCGTTGCTGCTCCCCTTGTACGTGATACCACCAATCTCCATCCGTGGGCCACAATATCTGTCGCCATACTTCCGGAAGCTAGGGAACACCTTGGGATTGACCATGTTGATTGCTGTATACAGCTCGGCAGGGCGACTCTTCCCAGGGGTGGCACTGATTGGGATGATGTGCGGAATACCTTTGGCTATAGCCTTCGTCATAATCGTCCGGGTGGCGAGTGGGCTGCTGACGTAGTGGCATTCGTCAATGATCAACAGCCGCCACTGAATGTCAGCGAGATCGCCCCGCAAGAACTCACCATCCGTCAGCACGTCATAATTAGCAATGACATACTCGCCCCAGATAGCAACAAGCTTCCGGCCTTCGATTATCTGGATGCTCTTGTTGCCTGTCCAGAATACAATTTCATCTTTCCAGTTGAATTTCAGGAAGGCTGGGCAAAGGCTGAGAGTTGGGGATTTCCACTTCCACAGCCCCCAGGCGATTGCTTGTGCTGTCTTGCCGAGGCCAGGGTCGTCGGCCAACAGTGCTCGCCCACCCCAGTGGTCGATCTTCTGAACACCTTCGATCTGGTAGGGATGGAGCGGGTGCAGCAAGCCAGGGATGATGAGATGCGAATTGATCTTCGGAGTCGAGAACAAGTCGGCGATCCAGGCTTCCGTCTGCGGGCAAAGGGCGAACCCAGCGGATTGCAGGTCCATCACGTTCCCGAGGGTCAGCGGTGCCGTCCAGTGTTCGCGAGGGGTTTGGTGAAACTGTCGGCCCGTGAGACCTTTGACGATCCCAACGGTGACGAGGTTCGGCTTGAGGTAGATGTAGAGCGTGTCCCCCCTGAGCCGGACTTGGTTGTGCTCGTCCTTGGGAACGAACTTGGCGAAGTCCGGCTCCTGCTTGCCGTATAGGGCTCTGACGCGGTCGAGGCTCATTGATTGTGCTTGGTAACAAAAGGGAAGCAGGAAGGAACACATTCAAGTTCTACTTCGCAATCCCCATATATGTCATTTCCAGTAGCAACGTCGATGTCTTTGAGTTCGATCATGGCCGGTGCGGCGAGCCAGCAACCGTTAGGGGTGATACTGTGAGCAAAGAGGCGAAAGTAAGTGTTGATATTCTCGAGCTTGTAGAGGTTGTTTCCTTTGCGCTCGAAATTGTCGATTCGGTTTGTCATGGCGATCTCCTTTGTCCGTTAGGGTTGGAGTGTCTGTATGTTGAAAATAGTATAAAGGAGCTTCTGACAAAAGTAAACAGATATTTTACAGAATATACAAAATAAATAACCCCGGCGGAGAACCGGGGTCGGGGATGCCTCTTTACATTTATGACAACCATTTGCGAATTATTACCTTTTGTTTCTTTATTTCTGCGGCCCGTGCTGCGGCCCCTGCTGCAGCC